AAGTGCCAGACGTAGGACTCGATGTCGGCACACTCGCTTGCTCGACTTTCGACAGCAGTAGTTTCAACGCGGCGCCGAGAATTTCGCGCATGATCGGATGGCCCTCGAAAAAATCGAGGATCCTCGAGATGAACGCGACTTCGGCTTCCCAGATCGATCGACCGTAGAGCGACTCGAAAACTTCGTTCGCGGTGACGCCGTGCCGTGCAAGCGATTCGCGACACAAGACCGTCAGCAACGCCTCTGCAGTCTTACGATCGCGGAACACGGCGCCGTCAGCGAGTATGCGAACGAACTCCTCGTAGTCGAATCGCTGCGACTGCACGCTGTCAGTCGTAGTGTCTGGACGCACTACGCGAGCAAGAGCCTCCGAAGCCCACTTCGCAAGATCGAATCCGTGATCGCGAAGATCGTGGTACCGTGCGAAGCTGATCCTCGCGACTTCGTACTCGCGGCCATGTTCGTCCGTAAATCGATGACGCATCGTTACTAGTCCTCTCGCGATCAAGGCGTTACCTCGAAGTACTCGGGATAGCGATAAACGGTACCGTCGAGTAACGGCGACACCACGAACGTAACCGAGATTACGATCGCTTGGCCCATCTGCTCAGCGCGGTTGAATCGCGTCACCTCGACGAGCGTCTTCAGACCCCACGAACCGACTTCGGTGCGCAGACCGTTCAAGCAAAGAACATGCAACTGGCCGCGAGCGAAAAACGCCTGACGAATTTGCGCGACGCTCGGATCACCCGCGACATCGAGCATATCGAACTCGATCGTCGCCTCTTTTAGCGTCGCGACCTGCGTACGCCAACCGGCATGCGCACGCGTCGTCACATCCGCGGTCGCGTGCGAGAGGTTTAGTGTCAGGTTATTGACATTCGGCACCTCGACCCACGTCGGCGTGGTCCAGTTATTCGCGCTATCGACGTAGAGCTTCGCGAGGTGCCCTAGTCTTGTTCGACTCATGCGTTTGCCTCCTTATAGAACTGCGCCAGTTTCTTCAAACCTTCGCGAAACGCGGGCTTCATGTACTCGCGCTTCGGATACTTCGCGACACGTGCGCCGTATCGACGTACGCCACTGTGTTCGTGCAACGCTGGCACTGGCGAGTCAGAACGTAGTAGTGTCGGCCCGATGACCACGCTCTTCTTTCGCTCGTCGAGCGAGAAGAAGATCAACTTTCGTAGCTGGCCTTTACGCACCGACGGCGGTTGGCCCGGTGGCGACGCCGTCTTACGCCGACGCATACTTCGCTGTGCGACCAGTCGAACGAACGCTCCGAACCGCTTGAAGACGCGCAGCGTCTTGCGATCGAAGTAACGCGTAACCGCTGGCCGATCGAGAAAGAGCTGTTTCACTTTTACGATCGACTCCGACGCCATCACAACGGCTCCAACACAGCGTAGCGCGCAGTCACACTCGCGCGCACGAACGAACTCTCGTCGAATACTTCCTCGATCTCGTAAAGCGGATCGGAAAACGAGATCGACTCAAACGCATACGCGATACCACCTCGTTCGAGCACTTCCTGACTCGTGAGTCGCGACGCGATCGAGTACACGTCGTTCACGACGGTCTCGATCGACGACGCATCCACGTACGGTCGAGCACGAACAATCTCTACGTCGAGAAGGAATCGAAATCGCGATCGCGAAAGTCGCTCACGCTCGGAGCGAACGAATGTCACGACGCACACATCGGGCGTCTCGCGTGCGAGAACCCAGTAGTGCGCCCACGTCTTCGATGCTGCAACGGAAGCTGCTGGTGGTGGTCCGTTGAGCGCATCGACAACAGCGTCTAGTAGGTTCGCAATCATCGATCCATCAACACGAGTGCGCGAGTCGCTGATGAGGGAACGTCACCACCAACGACTACGCCGACACGCTTATTGCCGGTCGCTGTCGTTGTGAATCGACCGCTCGAAGTGCTCCAATAGACAACTGTGCCTTGCCCCCAATCGGCACCAGTTTCGCGCGGACCTTCGATAACGGCACCGACCGCGACACCGGTCACGACGTTAGCCTTAACCAGCTCGAGCGTAACTGCCGGCAAATCGCCTATAAAGAAGATAGCGCCGGCAGCGATATTGGAACTCGAGAATATCGGAACTACGAGATCATGATGTTTGACTACGACATTCATCGTTCACCTCCGTTAGGATGCCAACCTCGTCCACACACGGACGAGGAAACCATAGGGATCACTCGAAGTCGTTGCATGTGCGCCACCGGTAGCGCGCACTACGATATACCGCTGCGATGTCGCGACGTTGACGATTTCGTCTGCGACCCGCGGCCAATATCCTGGTGGTAAGTCGCTCGCTCGCACAACGAAACACTGCGTTGTCGTGTCGGCTGCGACCTGACCACCGAGAAACACTGACTGCGAATCGCGACGTGCGACCACGGCGTCGATCTCGGAACCGTTCGGCAACCGAAGCCGAACGCCGCGACTGCGAAGTAGTGTCTCGAAGAAGTCATCGAGTATCGCGTTCATCGCAACTCGCTGTCATCACGCTGTCGCACGCACTGCGGCTCGATGGTCGAGTAGCGCGACGCCGAAGTGCCAGTAGGCGCGTACCGAGTAACCGAGGAATTGCGGAATCGGTTGCACTTCCTCGATAATCGGCGTCTCCTGGCCACGCAGGAACGCGACTGCGAATGCTGGTGTCGTTGCCGGATCGGCTACGAGATACCACGTCGAGTTTTCGCCGTTCGTCGGTAAGTATTGCGTAACGACCGGTTCGAATTGCCCGGCGTAAGTATTTGCTTCCGGTAACGTGCGATTGGCATTGCCCGCGATCACGACACGCACGCTCGTGAAAAGATTCTCGGCGGTCGCTTTTAGACCCACGGGGACGACTAGGAAACTCGGTTTCACGAAGACCGGTTGACCAAACTGATCTCTTTGCGCCAGCATCCTTTCGACGGCGCGATCGAGATTCGGAATCGTAAGCGGCGCACTCGTCACGACGTTCGCGTTCGCAGCGCTGAAAAAGTTACCCGGGTTCGCTACGACCGTGCTCCAGAAGAGATTCTCGAGCGCGATGATCGCGCCTCGCGCAGCTTCCTGCGGAATCGCGAGGAATGCACCGAGATCGTCGTTGATAACGTCTTGATGCGTAATCGTGAACAGCCGTCCATATGTATCGACTTTCACTTGCCAACCGTTGTCACCGATGCGCTCCTGCGCGATCGCGCCACTCGGTGGCACCGGCTCGAACTGCGCGAACGCGTTCAACCGTGCAAGCGTGTGCGGCATGAAATTCACGGTCTCTACGATACGCGCGATCCGCAGACACGTCGGTGGCATCGTCTCGTAAGTCGAAACGAGGATTCGATATGCCGATTCGCGTAAGAGATTCGGAAACGATCGCACGCTGAACGCAGCGCGAATCACATCCATCGGCGAAGAGTACGGATCGACACGATGCCCTTCGAGTCGCAAACACTCGCGCGCTAATTGCAGCAAACCGAGGTTGCGGTACTTCGCTGCGGCATCGACGATCCGCGGTGCGAATTTCTTCTCGACGCTCTTCGCAATCGAACCGCCGGCGCGGAGCATGACCGCGGCGGTAAGAACCTCGGTCGTGTCCACGCCGGCATCGAATGCATGCACAACTCGACTGCTCGGCCGACTCGCGCGAATCGCAGCGAGCTGGCACTTCTTCGTGGACCAGTTTTCTTGAATCGCACGCTCCGCGAGATGCGGATATTTACCGAGGATTCGCTTCACGATTTCAACCCTCCGAGCAGCTTTCGCGGCCACGACTGACGTGCCGATGTCCGCGGGAACATCGACGATCGAAATCTCGCGCAGAACCGCGAGATCGACTACGTAGAGCGGACCCGTAAACGACTGGCTATTGACTTCGACTTCCGCGCCGTCAGGAATCTCGCGATATTCGACGACCTCGAGACCGATCGACGCTTTCCACGGAAAACCGTTCTCGATCGACGAGAGAAAGTCGCGCGAGTACTCGGTGTCGCGCGAGACCACGGCGTCCGCGACGATCTCGTTGCCCTCGATCGCGATATTCGTTGTGTGCCCGATGCCAGCGTACTCGTCGTGCGCGTAACGGATCGGCAACGAACTCATTGGAATCTCGAGGCCACTAAGATCAACCACGACCGGCAGCGGCCAACCTTCAACGGTCATCGTACCACCGGTGTAAGCGACGATCTGGATTTTCTTGAGTTCTGACGCAGCGTCGTCAGTCGGCTGCGCTTCCTCGGTCGCCGGCTGCGACTCTTCGTCTTGCGCAACGATTTCGTTTTCATTTTCGTCCTCTTCGTCTTCGAGCTCGTCTTCAGGACCCTGTGCGCGAATCCTCGCCTTCGCTCGAATCCGAAGAAACTTTTTCGTCGTCTTCGGCATCGCTACTACCTCCTTTCTCGAAAAGGAAATCGAGACCGAGTTCGCTCGCGAGCGCGTACTCTTTCGCTCGCTGACGAAGCTCGGTCATCCAATCACGACCCTGCTTCGCGTACTCGTATGCAAACGTCGTAAGGCCGCTCTTAAGACGCAAGCGTTGCGCTTTCGCTTCTTTCTCCGGATCGACGCCCTCAAGCGCAGGCCAATACCACTCGTGATCCGGTAACTCGCGACCCAAGCCGACTAGCGATGACGCTTCGCTGTCAGCGATGCGCCACTCGCGATAAAACGCTCGCAACATCGGTTCGAGTACGATTGCTTCGATCCTCGCACGCTCGACTTCGAGTGCACGATACCAGTTGCGAAGATCGAGTCGGCCACTCGAAAAGTTCGCACGCGAAGAGTCGTTGAGCGCAACTACGACGGGAACGTTGAGGCACCTTGCGATCTCGCTCATGAGATGGTACACGAAGTCGCCGTAGGTTGTCGTTGGATGCTGCGCGGTCATCTGCGACAGACGCCACCCCGGTGGCAACACGGTAGCACTACGTGGCCGCAGATCAACGAATTGCCAGACGAGTTCGCGCGCGAATCGCTCAGCATCACGCGGAATGTACGCGGCCGAGTCGGTTTGCAAGACGGCTGCGAGATTCGCTGCGGTCTCGGCCGCGGCTGCAGTTGCGAGCGTGAATCGACGTAAGATCGAGAACAGCGGCAACGCCGGCGTAATCTCGGGAACGCCACGCCACTGGCCCGGTCGCTCGCGATGGAAGTAGTGGATGACGGAGTCCGCCGGTATCGTCTCGTACGAGTAGTCGATGTCCGCGACTGCGATGTCACCGGGATGTCGCCGCAGAACGTGATACGCCGCCGGTACTCCGTAGTCATCGAAGACGATGCCCTCAACCGGTTGTATGAGCGCGGAGATCGGACCTTCGCTAACCTGCTCCGGTTCAACGAGTCGAACTGCGAGCTTGACTTTCGTTCGCTGCCGCGGATAGTCGCAGAGGATCGCGAAGGCCTCGCCATCGACGACAACACAGCGACGCATCGTGCGCAGAATCTCGGGTAAATCGACCGCAGCGCACCACTCAGACCACGCTCGCTCAAAACGAAGATTCAACTCTTCGTTCGCAGTA